CCGGCCGTCCGTGTAGAACAGACGGTCAAAGACCGTGCCATCCCGCTGGATGCCGGGCTGCGTGTCAAGGGCGAAGACCTTCTGAGTCATTGGACTTGTCTCGGTCAGCAAGCGTTTTGAGGACGTTTGCCGCAAACGGCCGCCTCGGTGATGCCCATGTTGGTGGCTTTGCCCGGATCGAGGGCGTGATTAACGTACCCCCCTTCGTGCTTGAGGAGTTCCTTGAAGGCGTTGTCGAAGTTCATGATAAATCGTCGCGCTACCGCGTGTAAATCACTCGTACATGATGTTGACCGTACCCGCGTCAAAGGCGTCAGTGCCGTTGACAGTGGTCACGCGAATGCGGTCTACTGCCGCCGCTGCAGCTATAGATCCAGAAGACAAGTGCATAAACTGTCTTCCCGAATCACCAAAACTACCATTTCCCACCCAAGTATTTCCTGAAATTTGGCAGAGAGTAAAGACGCCGCCTAACACGCTTGTGGACGCAATGTTGTTGTTAGAGAAGACAAAACCGGACGATGCGTCAACACTACCGGCCCCCGCGCCGGATATTGAACTGCCGACTACGGCATATCCAGACGTAACAAAACCCGACGAAGTGCCTACTTGTATCTGCGGACTTGAAGACCCGTTTGTGCTCACACCGCTAAGCATAACCGTGATACGCTTAGCCCACGACGGAATGCCGGTAAATTCGACTGTAGTTCCACTGGTACTTGCCTTCGCGGTGTCTCGTGCAAGTGCTTCGGCGCGCAAACCAGCGGGGGTTATTGCACGACTAGTGTCAGTTCCTGTTCGAACTTCTGCAGAGGTAGCTAGTTCAACCACACCTGTTACGGCGTCGGTAGCGTTTTGCTTCAGCGCGGCAAACGCATTTGCTGCCGTCGTTTCACCAGTGCCGCCGTTGGCGACAGGCAGCGTGCCAGTGACATTGGAGCCCAGGTTGCAGAACGTCGTTGACGATGTTCCGGTGCCGCCGTTCGTCACCGCTAGGGTGCCCGTCACGCCGGTGGACAAGGGAAGCCCAGAGACGTTGGTCAGCGTTCCAGACGAGGGCGTCCCAAGTGCTCCGCCATTGACGACGAAAGCACCGGCCGTACCAGTGTTGACGCCCAAAGCGCTGACGACGCCCGTACCAGTAGTGATGGTTGATGGCGCTACACCGGCCCCGCCCCCAACTACCAAGGCGTTGGCTGACAGCGCGGCAGAAGACGCCCAAGTCGAGCCGCTGCTGAAGTACGGAATGCCACCAGATGTACCGGCCACCGTCAGCGCCAAAGTGCCGCTACCGGTAATGGGGGCGCCACTGACGGAAATCAAACCACCGGTGAACGTCTGGTCAACAGAGGTCACGGTTCCGCCAGAACCCGTGGACGCAATCGTGATCGTCCCGTTGCCGTTGGTGATCGTGACACCGCTGCCCTGCGTCAGGGTCGCCTTGGACAAGCCCCCGGTGGCCGTGTTGCCGATCAGCAGTTGACCGTCGGTGTACGAGGTCTGCCCGGTGCCGCCATTCGCAACCGGCAACGTACCCGTCACGCCCGTGGTCAGCGGCAGACCTGTGGCGTTGGTCAGCGTCACGGCAGAAGGCGTGCCTAGCGCAGGCGTCACCAGCGTCGGCGAAGTAGCCAAGACAATGCCACCCGAGCCCGTGACATTCTGTCCCAGCGCCGTGGCTACGCCCGTGCCGAACGCGGTGATCCCTGTACCACCAGAAGCCACCGGCAGCGTACCCGTGACCCCAGTAGACAGCGGCAGGCCCGTGGCGTTGGTCAATACGCCACTGGATGGAGTGCCAAGCGCACCTCCATTGACGACAGGAGCCCCTGCGGTGCCGACGTTGATGGCCAATGCAGACGCGACCCCAGTGCCAAGCCCCGATACGCCCGTGGAAATGGGCAAGCCCGCGGCGTTCGTCAACGTGCCACTTGATGGCGTACCAAGAGCACCCCCGTTCACAACTGGAGCGCCGGCAGAACCGACATTGACAGCCAGCGCCGAGGCGACTCCGGTGCCAAGACCAGACACGCCTGTGCTGATCGGCAACCCAGTTGCGTTGGTCAGCGTCACGGCAGACGGAGTGCCAAGGTTTGGCGTCGTCAACGTCGGCGAGGTGGCCAGAACGTTGTTGCCGGTGCCGGTGTTCGTCACCGACACGACGTTCTTGCTGCCGTCCAGCGCCAGGGCAGTGGAAGCCGTCAGGGCCGACAGCGTCGACGTTCCCCCTACAGTCAGGTTGCCCGTGGCTCCGATGCCTCCCGTGATCGTCAAGCCCGATGCCTGCAGCAGCGCCCGCTGCGTTCCAAGGATGGTGACGCCCCACTGTCCAGACGCCGGACGGTAAACGCCAGTCGTAAGCTCGCTGGCAAAGTTCAGCGAAGGCGACGAGACGGTCCCGTCGTCCAACGACAAGACAGACGCTCCTGCGGCGATCGTAGAGGCGTTGTAGAGGCTCTGAGAGTCGCAGATGAGGATAACCTGCTGCCCGGCAGGAATAGTCGCCCCAGCGCTGCCCGCAACACCCGTGGTCAAGGAGACCGTATAGCCGGCCCCAGTGCCATCCGTCTGGTTGGTGACGTAGTAGACGGCGATGGTCTGAGGCACCGTCACCGTGACGTTGCCCGTCAGCGTGCCCGTGAACTTCTGGATCGGGTTAGAAGCCTCCGAGGCCGTCAGCACGTACGAGCCGGAGGTGACCGCCTTGGTGTTCTGGCTGAAGTTGAAGTCGGTGTTCTTGCCCACCCCAACGGTGAAGAACGCCGAGCCCGAGCAGCAGATGATGGCCGAATCCGCCGGCTGAAGCGCCAAGGACACCGCCGAGTTGATCTGATCACCACCAGACGGCGCGATGGTCAGCGTGCCAGTGCCGTTGTTGCGGACCAAGATGAACCAGTTGTCGCCCAAGGTGCCTGACGAAGTCAGCGTCAGGGTGCCGGCCCCGGCGGTCCAGACGAACGTCTTCGCTCGATCGGCCACCACCGCGGTGTAGTTGGACGAGAAGCTCTGCACCGGATAGGCAGAGTTCAGCGTCGACCCAATCGTGGTCAGGCCGTACCCGTCCAGGCTCGCCGCGTCGGCCGTTGAAGTTCCCACGCCGAAGGCGATGATGCCCCAGGTTCCAGCCTCATCAGGGTTGGTGGTGATGTAGATGTACTTCGCCTCGCCAGCCGCGACGACGATGATGACATTGCCGTCGTAGTCGGCCACGGTGAACGTGTTGGCGCCCACGTTGCGGATCAGCGCATCCTGCCCGACGGACGCTTGGTTGGCCGGCGGCATGCGCAGCACCAGCCCACCCGAGGTGGCCGTGACGTTCATGATCCGCGCCGCATAGTTCGCGGTCGCGTTGCCGTTGACCGGCCACTCCAGGGTCGTGTTGGCCGACAGCGTGATGCTGCGGTAGGAGACGTCAGTCGGAACGATGACGTTGCCGGTGAACGGGCTGTTGAAGCTCATGCATCCCTCGCAATGGTTTGGCGGTCACCGATGCGGGCGACGTCCTCGACCTTCAGCACCTGCATGACCTGATCGTATTGGGCCTTCCACATGGGGATGCGCTCGTCGTTCTTCAGGAACGGCATCGCCTGCAGCAGAGCCCCGTACAGAAGCGCCTGGGGCGCGTACTGAGTGAACCAGTTCGTCTGGTTCGACTCGTCCAGAGGCTGCGACCGCTCGTAGTACAGCACCTCGTAGTTGTACGCTGCAGCCGGAGTCGGCGCCACCAGCCAGTGCGTGTAGTCGTAGTCGCAGTAGTACTCAGGAACGTCCTCTTGCGTCGGATCCGGCCAGTACTCCCGCAAGTACTCGTACTTCCGCAGCAGCACCGGCCTGCGCTCTCCGGCCACCGTGACGTTGATGGAGACCGTCTTCCGCCACCGGGCCGGCTTGTCGATCGTCGCCTGCCCCTGGACCATCGTGCTCGTGGCCACCGTCAGGTTCCCGAGAAACTTCAGTTCCGTGGCGATCACCTGCTCAGCCAGCATGATGAACGTCGGAATCTTGTCCAGCGTCGCCGCGTCGGTGCGCTCAAGGTAGGACCGGATGTCCAGCACCAGACTGTCGTAGGTCATCACTACCGCAGGCATCACCACACCTTCTTCTTGATCGATTCAGGCTGCGGGACATACTGCTGCCCGCGCTTGGTTCCTTCGCGCTTTGCCCGGCTGGTGGCCGCGTATTCAGAAGGTGTCAGCTTCTCGCGTGCCGCCTTTGGCAAGTACCGCTCTCCGGTCGCTTCAGAACCCTGGGTGGACGGTTTCCCTGAGCGCGTGCCCCAGTCCTCGCGCGTCCACCGCGCCAGGGCATTATCCGCCCTCTGAGGGCCTTTGTAGCCCCCGCCGCTACGTTGGTATTGCTGAGTCGCCATTTGCGCCTTACGGGCGCTCCATTGGCCTGGAGAGCCCCCTTTGCCAGACGCCTTGACGTTGGCGACGATGCGCTTCCACTTGGCAGGATCGGTCTTGACTGCGCTCATCTCAGGAACAGCGCACGTTCATCCGTACGCCGCCTCACAAGCCCGGGAAGCTCCCGGCCGCCGGCCTTCGTCCACTGCATGAACGCGTCAGCCGCCCCTTCAATGTCGCCGCGGTTGGCCTTCATCCTGATCTGGCTGCGCTGCAGGTTGCCTAGACCGGCGTTGTACGCAAAAGAGACCAGAGCGTCAAACCGCCCTTGACGACCAGCACAGCCGGGAACCAGACGTAGAACACCTCGCTCAAAAGCAGCGACGTCAGCGTCGAAAAGCGCATCAATCTCTTCCTTGGACCAGACACGGTTGTGCTCCGGGCGTAGCGGGTAATCCCGCCTGATGAAGCCTTCATACCCCTCCCTGCGAACCATGGGAAGCTGAATCTGGTCTTGGTACAGGACATGCCCGTACCCGACCGTCCAGATGTGCGCCGGGCACAGGTACGGCTTTGTCCTGTAGCCCTCGTACCGGTGCATCAGCGCAGCGCCCTCCGGGCTCAGCTTCACTTCTTGCTCCACTGCCTGCTGCCGAACCAGAACCCGATGATCCCGCCCAGCATGGCCATCTCGTCCTCGCTGAAGATGATCGCCGTCACCCGGATCAGGTCATCCACCGACTGGATCAGGCCCGGATGCTTCCAGACGTACAGCGTCAGAGCAGCGTTGATCAGGACCAACTCGATGATGAAGATGTAGGTCACGGTCGGCCTCACCGTGCCGACGTAGTTGGCAACCCAGCGGCTGGCCTTCTCCAGCACCTTCTCATCGTGCCTGAGCGCCGCCTCGGTCATCTGCGCCTCGGTCTGCATCGCCACCTGCTCGACGCGGATCTCCTCCATCTTGGCCTGGGAGGCGTACCCCTGAGCCGCAAGCTGGAGCTCTCGCTCGGTCTGCAGACGCGCCAGGGCAATCTCGTGCTTCTGATCAGACTTGTTTTGGAAAAACTCCAGCAGCTTGGGCAGGCCGCTGATCAGCAGACCACCGAGGGTCGAAAGCAAAGAGAGCATAGTTACCCCTTGGTGGAGATGACATCGTCGCCGCGCTGCACGGTGACACGGTCGCCTTCGACGTTGACCTTCATGGTCGGCTCCTGACGCTCAGGTTTGTCCAGCCGGCTGATCAACTCCTTGATGATCGTGATCTCCGGCTTCTCTTCCTTCTTGGCCTCGTTCACGATGCCGTTGACCATCTGGATCAAAGCCATCGTGGCCGTGGCCACCAACCCAATCACGGCCGGCAGCGCTTCAGACGCCAAGAAGGCCGACGACACCACGCCCACAAGCACCAGCAGGAAGATCCAGATGATGGCCGTCTTGCCGATTGACTTGGCAGCGACCTCCTTTGCCGTAGCCTGGGCCTCAAGCCTCTGAAGCTCAACCGCCGCCTGGGCCTTGAGCGTGCGCAGATCAGTCAGGTCCATTACTTTCTCCCTTCTTGGTCGTGTGCATCTTGTGCCACCTGTACAGCAAGAACGCGATCTGCAGCACCACATAGACCAACGTGGCCCACAGGATCAGATCGTTCACCTGGATGCCGGCGACGGTCGCGCCAGCCACCGTGACAGGCGGAGCGGCCTTCATCGCCTCCGCCGTCAGATCGGCCTTCTGTTGCATGTTCAAGCTCATGTTTTCTCGCCACCAAGTGGCCTCCAACTGTACCCAATCACCACCGGCAGAACATCAAGAACACGCCGGTCGTGACTACCGGCGGCGGCGTTGCCGACTCAAAGTACCAGCCCAGCGACCCGTTGTTGGTTGAGTTCGCTCCGGCGTACCACGTTGTGGTCAAGTCATAGGCGCGAATGCCCGTGATCGTCAGGTAGTCAGGCGTGGTCACCGCGCCCGAGGTCAAGACCAGCGTCGCCGGGGATGAGGCAGACGTACCTGTCAGCGTCAACACTCTTCCGGCTTCACCAGCAGCGGTGAAGTTGCCAACACGCTGTGTCGTTGTGCCGAAGGCGATGGTGGTGGCACCAGTGGCCTTGTAGGTGTTGGTGATGTTGGCGAAGGTGTTGTTGCCGCTGATGGTGAGCGTGCCTGCGCCGCCTTGGTTGAGGGTGATGTTGGTGTAGGCTACGCTACCGCCTGCGAAGGTCTTGGCTGATGCAGAGGTGAGGCTGATGGTGCCGGTGCCGGTGACGGTGAGGTTGGTGGATGTGCTTGCATCCCACACAGTAGACGAAACAGTAAGCGACCATGTGCCGGTCCCTAAATAAATAGAACGAAGTGTGTTATTCGATGATGATAATACACCAGCGGTTACATTATATGTCGCTGCGTCAAAGATGCCCCTAGTTACCAATAATCCGTTTGCGTTTGACCACGCAATAGCGTCTTGTAATAAAACTGTACCGCTTGGACTATCAACCGCAATTGTTTGTGTAAAAGATTTGCCAGCGCTGGTAATCGTCTGACTTCCTCGACCAGCAAACGTCATCGCCCCCGTGCCCGTCAGCGTCGTTCCCGTACCATTTACCCAGTTGCCGTAGATCGCTGGTGTGGTTGAGCCTGTCGCCAACGTCATCGTATTCGTCGTCCTAGCCGACATATCGATGGTGCCGATGTTGTACGCAGCATTGACGGTGACGGTGGCTCCGCTGTTCAACCCCGTAGCTTCAAAGAAGCAGGTGTCCTGTGCCAACGGGAAGTCGTTGATCGCGGGCGTTCCACCGCTGCCTGTAGCCCAACCAATAGCACCGCCCCAGTTGCCACCAGCAGCAAGGTTCCAATACTTGTTCGCCGCAGCCGTGAACGTAATGCCGCTGTTGCCTTTGCAATCTCCGATGCGCGTGCCTGTTGCTGGCGCTGCTGCACCGGCTATGGTGATGTCTCTGAAGTCGACGTCAGTGAGGCTGACAGCCGCGCAGGTCAGTGTGCGTGTGGTGCCGATGATGTCAGAGCGAACGAAGTGACGCATCGTGGCGTTGGTGCCTGCTGAACAGGTGAAGGTGCCGGTGATGGTCTGGTTGGCTGTGACGCTGATGTTCTTCAGGCCAGCAGAGGTGATGCCGGTGAAGGACAGGTTGTTGAAGGTGTTGGCTCCGTTGAGGGTGACGGCGCCTGCGGAGGTGCTGGTGAAGGCTACGTTGTAGAAGGTTTTGCCGTTGCCTGAGAAGGTTGGAGAAGTAGCAGAGCAGTTAATTTGTGCTGTGCCCGCTGTGACGGTCAAGTTGGCAGCGTTGGTTTCGGTCGTGCCAAAATTTATTGGTCCGCTTGCAGACAAAGCAACAGTTCCAGATCCAAGATCTAAAGTCCTAGAATGTGCGTTGTCGCTGGAAATAGAACTCGCCGTAAAATTGTACGTATCAAAATCAAACAACCCATTAATAATGGTTATTGTAGAATTTCCTATATTAAGGGCGCTGCCTAGCGTCCATTCAGAACTGACACCGTTTACATCAATTGAGGACGCTAACGCAACTCCATTTGTCGTCAACACTTTGCCTGCGGTAGACCCAGAAAGCGTAATTACCCCCGTGTACGTTCTCGTCAGCCCTGTCGCAGGCAGCGTCACGTTGCCGTGAATGCCAACAATAGCTGTGCTGCCTGCCAGCGTCACGTTGCCCACCAACGGGCCTGCAATGGTGAGAGCTTTGCAACGAATGCCACCAGTGACAGCATTCACCGTGGCTGTGTAGGCTGTGGCGTTGGACAGGCTGTCGAAGACAACATCATCATGGCTTCTCGGCACAGACGCGCCTGAGCCTCCACCAGACCCTGTAGACCAACGAGCGGTGTCGCTCCAGTTGCCTGTGCCACCAACCCAGTAGCGTGTGCTGTCGGCAGGCTTGGCTGTGCGGTAGACAGGCGCTGCCGCCGTGCCTGTGCTGTTGGCCCCTGCGTAGAACTCACCGGGGCTTGTGGCTGCGAAGCCAATGGAGCCCATCGCAAGGTAGTCGATGCTGTCTGTGCAGGCTCCTGCGAGGATGTGCGAGGTGCCTGTGCCGGTGAGGGTGACGACGTTGCCTGATGTACCCGTCACCGTCCATTTGCCGAAGGTCTGCGTTGTGCTGCCAAGGGCAATGGTGTGGGCTACGGTTTTGGTGGAGGCAAGTTCGGTGAATTGGTTGTTGCCGGTGATGGTGAGCGTGGATATGCCGGTGGCGCCGCCGATGGTGAGTTTGTTGTAGGAGAGGCCGCCGCCGCCAAAAGTTCTAGCGGACGTACTCGTGTCGGATAAAACAATATTGGCAGTGCCTTTGTAGAAGTTTAGATTTGTTGCCCCTGCGCCGACATCCCAAATTGTGCCTGTACTTGAAAGCGTCCAAGTACCAGACCCCATTTTTAATGTTCTTAGTGTTGAGCCAGAAGTGTCAAAAAATCCAACTGTCAAATTATAAGACACTGCGTCAAATGTTCCACTCACTACTGCCAGCGATCGTGCAGAGTTAAGCGTTAGAGCGTCGGCAAGCTGTACCGTACCAGAAACACTATTTATGTTTAATGGACAACCAAATGTAACGCCATTGCTGGTTATAGTTTGAGAACCTCTTTTTGAGAAAATTAAATTACCAGCGGCACTTGTTGACGTAACACCAGTACCAAACTTCCAATCGCCATATATTAACGGGTTGTTTGAACTAGTAGTGAGCGTCATCGCACTCGTCCGTGCAGACGCATCGAACGTGCCAATGTTCCACGCCTGATCTATCGTAATCGTCCCCGTCACGCTGCCAGCGGCTTCATCAAACACAGCCGTGTCCTGCGCCAGCGGGAAGTTGTTGATGTCAGGACTGCCGCCAGAGGAAGGTGCCCAAGCCGTAGCAGACCAGTTCTGAGCGCCAGCAAGATCCCAATAGACGGTCTTGGCCGTAGGGAACGTGATGCCGCTGTTGCCGCCACAGTCGCCTGCACGGGTCGGAGAAGAGCCTGCAGCAGTCCCTGCGATGGTGATGTCGCGGAAGTCGCAGTCTGTGGCGCTGAGCGTGCCTACGGTGAGGGTGCGGGTAGTGCCGAGGGTGTCGGAGCGGACGAAGATGCGGCGAACGGCTGTGGCGCCGGCGACGGTGAGGGTGCCGGTGATGCTTTGGTTAGCGTTAAAAGACAGTACATTGAAACCTACGGTCGATTTTGCGTTAATACTCAAGTTGTTAAATGTATTTGTCCCCAAAATATTTGCAGTATTAGATGTAGTTGTTTCGGTAAAACTAACATTGTAAAATGTTACTCCTGTACCACCATTAACAGTAATCGCATTACTTGTTGTGCAGTTTATTGTGGATGTACCTGCATTAAAAGTTAAGTTTACAGGATTTGTAAACACAACTGTAGTCCCCGCGCTCAACGTCACCGTACTCGACCCCAGCGTTATAGTCCTGACGTTGCTGTTGCTGGACGACAGAGAGCCTGCGGTGACGTTGTAGTTCTTGGTGTCGAAGGTGCCGTTGGTGACGGTGAGGGTGTTGGAGCCAATGTTCAACGCGTCAGCAAGTTCGACTGAGCCACCGTAGGAATCTATGGTAATGCCAACAGGCATGGTTTTCCCGGCACTTGTGATGGTTTGTGTATTTCTTCCAGAAAATGTTGGAGTTTGACCAGATACGGTTGTGCCACTTCCGTTTGTCCAGTTTCCATAAACAACAAACGCCCCTGACGACACATTAAGGGTCATCGCATTCGTGCGCGTTGACATCGTAACCGTGCCTGTGTACGGAACCGCGCTATCAAGCGTCACCGTAGCCGACGTATTCAACCCCGTGTTCTCAATGACAGCCGTATCCTGGGCCAGCGGGAAGTTGTCTGTGCTGACACCAGCACCAGAGCTTGCAGCCCAAGCGTTGGCAGACCAGTTGCCACCAGCAGCCAAGTTCCAATACACCGTCTTGGGCGTGCTGAAGGTGATACCTCTGCAGCCTCTCAAGTCGCCAACACGAGTGCCGCTGATGGGCGCGGCTGTGCCGATGACGTAGATGTCTCGGAAGTCTGCGTCGGTCAGGCTTGGTGTGGCGTTGATGGTGAGGGTTTGGGCGATGCCGTAGGTGACGCCTCTGAACCACACTCTGCGGTTGCCTGCGGTGCCGCTGGTGGAGAGGGTGCCGTTGATGGTTTGGCGGGAGTCGAAGGTGACTTGACGGACGCCTGCGGAAGATGGTGCGGTGATTGTTAGGTTGTTGAAGGTGTTGGGGCCTGCTATTGTTAACAGATTAGAGGTGGCCGCTGTTGCAGATACATTATAAAAAGTAAAACCTGCCGCAGCACCTAAAGTAATATTCGTAGCACTATGAGTTAATTGAATAGTAGATGTTCCTGCGTTAAAAGTAAGATTGGTAGATACGGTGAATACAAGAGGATTATTACCACTCAAGGATACAGTACTACTACCTAAATTAATGGTTCTTGCAACAGAAGTTGACGAGTTAATGTCAAATGCCGAAAGATTGTAATTGGCTGTATCAAATATGCCTTGAGTTATTGTAAAATTTCCCACGGCTGAGATTGTTAACGCATCACCTAGTGTTACTGTGCCTCCCGGAGCATTAATACCAAGCGTTTGAATAGTTTTTCCGGCAGTTGTCAAAGTTCCCGTGCCAGTTATTATTAGCGACCCGGTATATGTAAACGTCATCCCTGCCGCAAGTACTAGACCGCCTGCTAAAGTAATAGGAGAACTGCCCGCCAACGTCCCCGTAAACCCAGTGCAGTTGATGGACTTGGCACCAGTGTTGCCGGTAGAGATGGTGCAGGTACCGGTGGACAGGTTGTCAAAGAACACATCATCAGCGCTGGTAGGAACGCTTGCCCCACCACCGCCGCCAGACGTAGTTGACCACTTGGTTCCGGCAGTGCCGTCCCAGTTTGCTGTACCGCCGACCCAGTACCTGTCAGCCATCTCTTACGCCTTCACGTAGCGAACACCGTCAATCTCAATGTACTCAGGCTCAGCCTCAACAGGCGGCGCTGTCACCACGGCAATCCAGTTGTCTCGGCGCTGCTCCTTCATCGCCTCAATCTCATCCTCTGTGAAGCCGTGATCATCAGGCAG